TCAGTAGGCCTCGGCCGCGCTCTTCTGGAACTCGGGGTCGTTGTGCAGATAGGTCCGCTCATATTCCTGCTCGGTGAGGCCAAGGGAAGCGGCTGCCTCCCGAGCTGACACGCCCGCCTCAGCGAGCCATGTTGCCCGCGTGTGGCGCAGAACGTGCGGCGTTACCTCCTTGGTGAGCCCGGCCGCCGCAATGGCGCTGCGGAACGCCTTGTTGGGCTTTGTGATCTGTGCGCCCTGGTAGTGGACGACAAACTTCAGCCCTTGATCCAGGCGACGCCAGCGCGCCATGTGAACCTTGAGGCGAGGGGCCATCTTCACGGGCGGCTTGCGCTTGTTGTGCGCCACTCGCTCGCCTTCCGCGCGGCGGAAGATGACGCCCTTCTCCAGATTAACCCATCCTCCCGTGACGTTCGGCATCCACTGGAGGCTTAGGATGGCTCCAGGCCGTGTGCCGGTGTAGAGCCCGATCAGAACGAGACGGGCCAAGTGCGCTCGCTTCTGGTCCCGGTGACGAACCCAATAGCTGTTCTCGCCCGCGCCGACCTTCTCCCATCCCAGGCAAGCCCAAAGCAGGGCGGCGGCCTCGGAGCGCGTCAGGTGGCGTTCGCGGGGCAGGCTCTTTTCGGGTAACGTGAACTTGGGCAGCACGTCCAGGCCGTGCTCACCGTTGTAGTGGTTCGTGGCAGCCCGAAGCACCTCCAGATCCCGTCGCGCGCCCGAGGGCGTTTGCCTGTGCGCGGCATAGGCGTTGCAGAGCTTCGCCTTGATCTCGGCCACTGGTTTGTCGCCCATGAAGGCGTTGAGGCGAGCGATGGCTTGCACCGTTAGTTTCGGATTTGCGGTGTCGGCGGCCTTGTCCTCGGCGTAGGTCATCAGCACGTCCGCGATGGTGACCTTGGTTGCCTTCCCGCCCTTTGGCGGTTCGTATTTGCCGGCGATGTAGTCGGCAAGCTTGCGCTCAGCTTCTGCAATCTGAGCCTCAAGGCATCCTGTGCGCTTTTGCCGTTTGCCGTCTCGGATGACCCACCAGACGGTGACGTGTCCGGTTCGCTTGTCTCGCTCCTCTCGGGGGAAGAGTCGGGGCGGCAAACGGTTCTGCGGCATCGCGCCTTCATCTCCTCAATCGCGCGGGGCGTCACGAAATCCTTCCGCGCGATCTGTATGATTTCAAGGTTGCCCTTGCCTGACTCCGTTCGCAAGGCGGAGGGGGACAGACGGCCACCGAAGAAGATGCGGCAGGCTTCGGCCAGCGTGATGGGCTCGTCCATGTCCGGTTTGAGCACCTGCCTGCTCATGGCGTGGTTCCGCTGTTTGCCAGTTCGAGCAGCACGTCAGCGTGGCAGGGCTCGCCGGACTTGCACCAACAGGCAAGGTTCTTGCCGCGAAGCTTCAGAATGGCCTCGCGCCGACTCGGCTGTTCCACGAGCCAACGGAACGCCGCGACGGCTTCCTCAACGGTAGTCGGTTGGATGACGAGGCGGTCGTTCGGATCGTTGTCGTTGATGAAGAAGCGAACTTGGCCGACGACGAAAGGATTGCCCCACTTGGTGCTCCGGTCCACCTTCACGGTGTTCTCTGGCATCCTCCAGCCCTTCGTGCGCTTGAGCTGAATGCGGACGGGCGCGCTCATGTCTCACCTGTGCCAGTCTGGGCGGGGGAGGCGAGGGAGCGGAGACGTTCATCGAACATTGCCCGCCAGAAGTCGTCGATGTTGTAATCGACCTTGGCCCATGCTGCCCGTAGCTGCTCCTCGGTGGGTTCGCGCAACTCCTCCAGCGCGGCCTTGCGCGCCTCCCGTAAGTCGCGCTGTGCGGCTTCGGCGCGGGCTTCCGCTTCTGCCACGTCCAGCCCCATACGAAGCCGCTCACCGTTTAGCAGTGTGTATTCGTGCCAAGCCTCATCCCGCTCCCGTGTCAGCCGCTCAATCTCGGCTGCGGCGTCTTCCCGCAGAAAGTGAGCGCCATCGGTTCGTCTGTCCCTCAGCCGCTCGATCAGTTCGGCGCTCATGGCTGGCCTCCCTCGTTGAGCAAATCCCGCAAACCCTCGACGCCCTTGGTGGCGCGCCTCGACATCGGCACGGGTGGCTTCCATAGCCCGGCGTCCTGCCAAATCTTATCGGCCTCTCCAACGTTGCGGGCATAGGTGCGCCACTCGTGCGCCTGATACGTTTCGCGGATAGCTGCCTTGAGCGGGGCGGGGAGCATCGCCCAGTGAGGCGGGCAGGCCAGTTGCGAGCGGTGGATCGGCTTCCGGCAGCATCGGCATTCACCAAGCAACTTGCTCATGGCTGGCCTCCGGGGAAAGCGGCGAGGAGGGCGCGGAACCGGCTGTCATACCAAGCCGTGCCGCCGCTGCGGCTTGTGTGCTCGCGCATCCCCTCGCAAAATCCCGCATTGTAGGCGTCCTCCACCATCTTCTTGAGGCGTTGGATTTGCTCCACAGCCTCTCCCCGCTGTGTCGCTTGGATGGCTGCCCGGGCTTGCCAGAGGCCCCAAGCGGCCTGAACAAACGCGGCCTGATAGCGGTCTTCACCCTTCCATCGGCTAAGCTCCCAGCCTTTTGGTTGTGCCCACGCTTCGAACGCCTCGCGTTCCTGCCCCCCTCGTGCATCGAGGCTCACCGCTGGGGTGGTTTCCGCTGCTTCAATGTCTGCCCTGGCGTCTCGCAACCAACCGGGGATCGGCGCGGCTGGGTCAAGGCCGTGGTGCTGAATGGCGCACTGGATGCTATTCGCCAAAAGAAGCTTTGCCGCGCTCAACAGGCGGGCGCTCACCGCCCCCTCTGCCGCTGGGGTGGGGTTGGGGCTAGTCATGCTGCCTCTTTGGCGAAAGCGGTCTCGCCCTTCTCGGTGAGAACCCATTGCCATTGGCCGCCACGCATGGCCTTGGTGATATTGCCTGCTCTGCGGTGGCGCTGAAGAAACCTGTCCGCAAGGCGGTAGCAGGGAGTATGATGGTCCTCTGCGACGAAGCCCAACGCCGTGTTGGCGTGGGTCCAAAGAGCATGGAAGCTTATGTGCCTGCCGGCCCCGAACAGGCTTCGCATTGCACCCTCGGCCTTCGCGGTTTGGTCTGGTGTTAGCGTGTCACTCATGGTCTTGCTGAGCCTCGGTGATGTTGGGGACGTGCCAGCGCGGCTTCGGAAAGCCAGGCCCCTGCATCTTGCGATAGGAGCGGCCTGCTGTTTTCCGGCGCTTGGCGAGGATGCGGTCAGCCTTGTCCATGCGAGGCCGGTCTTCCTGGCGCGTCTTCCACCGATGGCAGGGAAGGCAGACGGCGGCGCAGTTCTCCAGCGTGGGCTCGCCGCCGAGTCCATCGGGCAGGATGTGGTCGTATTCCACGCCACGGTCGAGCGAACTGTCGCAGCGGATGCCAGCCGGCAGACCGTATGCCTCTCCCTCTGCCTCGCACGTTCCGCCCGAGCGGAACCAAGCGGCTTCACGCACGGCGACTTTGAACTCGCGGCGCGCCATCTCAGCCCTCCTCTCTCACGGCAGGCTCAATGATGGGGCGGGCGAGGGCGAGAGCGGCGCGAGCCGATGCCTCCGCTGCGACACATTGCGCATAGGCGTGAAGCACCGAGGTCGCCCTGATGTTGGCCGGGTCAATCATCGTGGCGAGCGCCGTCTGTGCCTCCTGGAGCGCGGCCCTTACGATGGGCAGGGCGTTTAGCTCGGCTGCCAGCCCTCGCGCAGCTTCCTCCGGCTTCTCGACCCATTCACTCACGATGAGCGCAGGAAAGCGCACATGATAGGTAGTCGTGCCGTCGCCGTTCTTCTGCCCGCCGGGAGTGGGATTGTAGGACAGGCCCCAGCCGTCTCGACCGCGTGGCGAAGCGATCCAGTGCTCCTCAGTCTCACCCATGACACGCCTCCTGTGCGGCAGCCTCACGGGAGCGACGGCGGCGCCACCACTGCGCGCCTTTCCAGGCGATCCAGGACCGGATGTGCCGAGCGGCGAACGCTCGCGTGATCTGAGCGCGGCTCATGACAGCCACCTCACCGCAGAAGCCTCGATGCCCGCGATGCCGGCGATGTGCGCGGCCGCGTCGCCCTTCTCGACCTCCTGCTCGGCCACCGCGAAGCACTGCCGCTTGATGCTGGAGGCCTTCTCCTTGGCCAGGGTGCTCAGCGGCTTCGGGGCTTCCTTGGCGACGATCTTGGCCTGGTCCTCGATCGGCCCCGTCTCGCCGTCGGCAGCCGTCACGGCGCAAAGGGCGGTCGCCACGCGGGCCAACCATGTGCGCTCGGCATCGCTCAGTGTGGGGGAGGACGATGCGGCGCTCGCCTGCTCAGAACCGCCGTCACCGTCCTCCGGGGCGGCAGGCCCTTCACCGCCGCCGAACAGATCGCCATCGGCCTCGGGCTCGTTGATCCGCGAGGCCGGCTGCTGGAAGACGCTGGAGGGCTCGTCTTCCTTGGGCTCGTCCTGGCCGGTTTCCGGGCCGCTGGTGAGCAACTCCGTCTCGCGGGTCACATGGGCCGCGCTGAACCCTTCCTGCGCTCCTGGGGCATCCTGACGCGATTGCAGGCGAGTCAGGACTGTCGGTGTCACGTCGCGCGCTCTGTCGGGTCCGAACTCGGCCGCCTCATCTCGATCATAGACCCCAAGGATCACCTCGGGCGTATAGCGGCGGGCCCATGCGCGCGCGGAGTAGTAGCCGAGCTGCTGACGCGGGTCGGACTTCCAAAGCGGCGAGTTCTTCGGGTGAATCGCCCCGACCATCGGGCTCTCGTAGGCATAATCCTGCCCATCGAGGTTGCCCGTGACCTTGCACCAGAGCTCGTTGCCCTCACCGGAAAACTCGTAGCGCAGCCGCCCTTTGATCCCCGACCGCGTGTTCACTACGGCCGCGATAAGCTGGGCCTCGTAGGCGATCAGGTCGTTGACCGAGTAGGACTTCGCCGCGACCGCAAAGGGGTTCATCTCCCACTGCATCGCCTGGAGCGACACGGCCATGCAGGCGCCGGGATTGCCGCGAAGGTGCTTGGGCAGAGCGATGCCGGCCCGCGACATGACCTCGGCGAACTTCACCACCTCGGCCAAGTTCTGCGGCGCGAGAGACGTCCCGCCGGCGCTGTGGGCCAGGCCGATCGACGTCATCGGCAGAAGTTTTTCGGTCTGGGGAACGACGGCGTTCATGGCTAGGCGGCCTCGCTGTTCTTGAGGAAGCGGCCGTCGGCACCATGCGCGCGGCCATAGGTGTGAGCCCGACGGTTGCGGGCCTGTTCCGACGGCGTTGCCCATCGGCAGTTCTCGGGACTGTAGGAGCCGTCGTTGTCGATCCGGTCGAGGGTGTGGCCGGGCGGTCTCTGCCCCATGTCGGCGAGGAAGGCCTCGAAGCTGGCAAGCCAGCGGTCACAGATCGTGATGCCTCGGCCGCCATAGTGCGGGAACGCAGGATTGCTCGGCGTGAGGCACCGGGCCCGCATGCCCTTCCATACGATGTGCTCGGGTGAGCCGGACCGGCCGTGGGTGCGCGCCAAGCCAGCGATGTTCTCGGCATGCAGGCAGCCGCAGGATTTCACATTCCCGCTGGACAGCGAAGCAGTAGCAACGACGGCGGCCCCACCACACTCGCAGCGGCAGGCCCAATGAACCGCGCCATCTCGCGAGAACGCCCGCTCTGCCACCGTCAGCCGGCCAAACTTCCTGCCGGCCAGCCTGCCGGAGTTGGCCAGGCTTGCCGTCTCGCTTTGCAAGCAACCGCACGATTGGGTGTGGCCGCTCACCAAACTCTGCGACCAGACGCCCACAACCTCGCCGCAGTCGCACCGGCAGGCCCAGATCGGGTAGAGACGAGTGCCGCGCTCCGAACGCTGCGGGCCTGCATAGTGAAGCGCGAGCAGCCGTCCAAACCTCTGGCCAGTCAGATCGCGGAAGCCGGGGTGCTTCCCTGTGCCCCAACGAGGATGCGGTGGGTGAGGATGCCGCTCGATCGAATAGCGCATCACGCGGCCTCCTGCAGACGCTCTTCGATGTCGAGAAAGCGGTCGAGCCGATCCTTCAGCCAGACCTTCATCTGGATTCGACGCTCGCCTGCATTGAAGGGGCGAGCTCCCGGCCATTCGCCCGTGTCGAGCCCACGCCGAATGCCGCGAAGGCACCAGCGGATCACGCGCTCGCCGCGGTCCAGGTCGAACTGATCCGCCTCGACGTGCGCAGTGTCGGGCACGTCGTCGTTGAGGACGTAGATCAGGACGAAGGTCTCAAAGGGGATGCCGAGTTCGCGGCAGATCATCCGCGTCATGGCCGCCTGCAGGAAGTAGCAGGCATCGCCGAATTGCCGCTCGAGGAAGTCTTCGTCGAGGCTGCTTGTCGTCTTGAGGTCGGCGAAGACCCCGTCCACCCGAGCCATGGCGTCGGGCCGCGTCTTGAGCCAAATGCCGGTCTCGGGATCCTTGCAGGCGAGGGTGCGCTCGACGGCGCCGTTCAGCACGCCGGCGCGCACCACGTCATAGCGGGCCGCGTCATCGGCCATGCGCTTTATGCGCTCGATCTGGTCGGGCGTGACGGGCGTCTTGCCGGACGCCTCAACCTCGGCCCGCCATTCCTGCGCTGCCTTGGTTTTGTAGTCTCGGAAGTTCGCAGGCCGAACTGCGAAGCTTTCGGAGAACACTTCGTCGGCCAGCATGAGGGCGTGACAGGCCCGCCCAAAATCAAGGGCGTCGGTGCTCTTGAGCTTGACGTGGTTGGGGTTCCACGTCCAGCGCCCCCAGAAGGCTTTTGGGCTCCCTCCATGCGTCGGAAGCAGCCAAGCCAGCACGCTCTTGGACACCGACGGCCCGTCGAACAGATCACGCTTGCCGTGATAGTCAGCGAGGCTGATCCCGCGGAAACAGCCCGGCTCGCTGATCGGCTTTCCATCCCAGACGCGCTCGGCGGCGAGGTTGCTCACCACGCGAGAAGCAGCGGCGCCGATGGGCTCGAACTTGTCGGGCTCGATCCTTGGAAGGTCGTTCATGTGCGCAGCTCCATTCCGAGCATTTCGAAGGTGCGAAAGCAGGCCTTGGCCTCGGCCTCGAACTGCTCACGGATGGCGGGGCGCAGCCGGTCGAACCGTTGCCGTGCCCGGACCGGATCCCGCTCTCGGCTCCACTCGCGATAGATCGCGATCGCGCCCTCGTTGATGAGTTCGGTCGCGTCCATCACCGGAGTCCCATCGCGAGCGCCGCGATCGGCAGCGCGAAGCTGATCGCTACGCCCACCGCCAGAAACGCGTTGTGGCTGGAGAGCCATTGCCCGAACTGCTCAAGGGAGCAGTCCGCCGGCGGCAGGTTCGCGAACAGCTCGGCCGCAGCCTTGCGGGAGCCGGTGAAGGTGAGGGGGCGCATCAGCGATCCCCCTCTTGCTTGAGGCGAATCGTCATGCCGACGATGAGGGCGCAGAGGGCGACTAGCCCTCGCACCACGAGCGAAAGCAGAAGCAGCGTCCCGGCGAAGGTCCAGAAGCTATAGAAGATCGCGTTGAGCAGGTCGGCCATGGCTATGCCGCCCTCGCCGGAGCCGCGTGCCCGTCGCCCAGCGCCAGGACGGCAGAGTCGACATGCTCGCGCTCGGGATCGGCGGGCGGGATATTGATGCCGAGCGCCGGGGCGATCTCTCGGAAGCAGCGCCTGGCCAGCTCAAGGTGGTAGTCCCGCTCGGCCGGCCGATGTACGGCCAGAAGCAAGTCCTCGTAGAGATAGCGGGCATGCTCTTTGGCGAGCGAAACGGCGTGATCGGAAAGGCTCACGGGAAAGCTCCTCACGTTGTCAGGGAAAGGGGCGGGGCCGGCGCTCACCGCGCAGGCAAAAGGCGCTGGAGCGGTCCTGGGCGGCCTTGAGCGAGCCCTCGTAGGCGCCCCAGGCCTCGTCCTCGAACTGCTCGTCGGTGAGAGAGCGGAGCCGTGCGGCCTCGGCCCGGAACGGCCCGCCGAAGCTCTCGTAGCGCTCGGCCCGCTCAAGCCGCGCTGGGACGTGCGGGGGGAGGCGGCTCATGTCGCGCTCCCGGTGGCTGCGGCGCGCTGTGCAAGGGCGCGCTCAAACTCGATTTCGCGATCCGTCTTGGAATTGCAGACTGGGCAGGGAACGATGGGGCCGTTGTTCGGCATCTCGATCCAACCAGCCTCGGGCTCGGCTTTACAGTAGAAGCAGGCCGTCGCCGTATGCCCGTGGGCGGGGAGGGGCGTGTGTGGAGAGGTCATGGTGGCCTCCGTCACGCGGCTTGAGCGAGAGAGGCGGACAGAGCGTCGATGGCGCGGCGCGCCCCATTCGGCCCCGCATATTGGCCGACGCACTCGCCGTCCTTCACGATGTCCCAGCAGGCCGAGAGGCGGCGATAAACGAGATGCCCGCGATACTCGGCAGGCCGCGCGTCCGTCTCGTAGAACTCCGGGCCGTAGCTCGCGTCGTGGGGGCGGTGCCAAGGGTTGCGGTAGCGGGCCATCTGCGTCTCTCTCCTCCGGGCCGGCTCGGGTGCCGGTATGGAGAGAACTTGCCAGATGGCAAAGCAGGTGGCAAGTGGCAAAATGCCAAGTGGCAAATAATTCTTGACGCCCTCGCGCGACCTGGCGCAAAAGAAAAACCCCGGCGGGGATGATCCGGCCGGGGCGCGAGGAAGCCAAAAAGAAGTGCTTGCAACCGGAAACATAGCCCAGAACGGGCTCACCGGCAACCTACAGGCGGCCTCGCGGCGCGGAACTGCTCACCCCACGGTGTCTGCTCGGAGGCTCCCGGCCGTGAGGAATCAGGAAAGCGCAGAGGCGACGGTCTTCCTCGGGCATTGCCCCGTCGCGCCGATCATTCCGGTGCATGAGTGCTCAGCGGTTTCGATTGCCAGGCTCAATCGACGGTCGGGACGGGTAGGCGCCGTCCGAATGCTTTGGATGCGAGCTGAGGTGTAAACTGCGCAACATGCCCTGAGACGATCAGACGGACTGGCCCACCGGGGAAACGGGCAGCGCAGGATATCCCGACTTCATAGCATCCCGGCCCGCCAGCATACGGCGGGGCGAAAGGGCGGAACCCCTGGTGGTCTCAGGGCGAACGTCTTGAATGGGCGTAGTGCGTCCAGAAGGGCGCGACACGACGCACGGGTGACGCAAGCCAGCCTTGCGAGTAAGGCCTCTCGAGGGAGTACACATGAGCGTCGTCTTCACCATCGGTTATGAGGGCACCGACATCGATCGGTTTATGGCGACGCTACGAGCCGCGGGCGTGCAACAAGTCGCTGACGTGCGGGCAGTCCCCTTATCCAGGAAGCGCGGATTCTCGAAGAAATCGCTTGCTGCGCGTCTTGAAGCAGAAGGTCTTCTCTATCTGCCATTCTCTGGCTTGGGCGATCCGAAACCGGGGAGGGAGGCCGCGCGGGCAGGACACTACGACAGGTTTCGTGCTATCTACGGGGCGCACCTCCAGGCTGAAGCTGCCCAGAACGAGATGACCCAGCTGGTGGCGCTGGCTTGCGCTCGAGCGACGGCACTTCTTTGTTTCGAGCGGGATCCGGCAACATGCCACCGATCGATTGTCGCGGCCGAGTTGGGAAGCAGAGGCTTCGAGGTTTGTGACCTCTACGGGGACGAGCCCGAACGCTATGCGCGGAACGCCGCAAGACTGCCGCGTCACCATCCTTGTCAAAGCGTTGCCGCAGCCTAGCGCGAAGTACGGAGAAACCGTCTGCTGCGCTGGTGACACGGCCGACCGGCAATGGAAACGCCTCTACCCGGTTCGCTTCCGGCACCTGGCTGGCGGTAGCAGCTTTGGTCGGTGGGATGCCGTCCAATTCCGCTACACTCTTCCGCTCAGAGACGTCCGGCTAGAAAGCTGCCATGTCCATGAGGATAGCATTCAGGTCGTAGGATGGATGCCTGAGAGGGATCGGACGAGGATCCTTGGCCCCCTTGTCCTGCCATCCGTCGGCGAGGCTGTAAGGCGCGAGCAGTCATTGGCGCTCGTCCGCCCGCGAGAGCCGCGATTCTCATGGCGTCGCAAGACCGCGGCGGAAGTCCAGGAGGACCGGGACGCCTTTCAGCGCGCCGCCCGGCAGACTTCGCTCTTCGACAAGGAACTCGCCGCTATTGAGCCCACGCCGTACGAGTTCAAATTCAAGTTCCGAGACGCCGAGGCAGATCACACCTACACGAATGGCGACTGGGAGGCTCATGCCATGTTCTACAATGGCCTGCGAAGCGGGAAGAGCGAGGCCGAGGTTCTCGACTGGATGAACGACACGTTCAATGTGAAATACCCGAGGGCCGGCATGGTCTTCGCCGTCGGCAACCAAGCGAAGCGACCTCAAGTCTGGCAGCTTCTAGGAGTGCTGCGCTTGGACGAAACCCCTCAAGCCGAACTGTTTTAGCCGGCTGAGAGGTAAAAGGAGAGGGGCTAGCCCGCGAACCATACTTTGAGCTCGGGCCACTTCAGGATGATGGTTATCAGGGTTCCCGCTATGCCGAGGAGAGTTGCGGCTTTCGCCGTAGTAGGCAGGCTGTCCACCCGGCCCTTGAGTTGGCCGAACTCATAAGCTCCCGGCATTCCGCTCAGCTTGCCTTTGATCTCAGCGAGGTCGGTTGAGATACCGTTCAGCTTGGCTTCGATCCTGTCGAACTTATCCTCAAGCGCTCTTAAGCGGGGTTCCAATGGAGTCCCTCCATCTGTCGGCCCACCAGACTTTCCTGCTACCGGATACACATTCGAGCTGACGACCTGTAGAGGCTGGCGGTCAGTCATTGGCTCGTACCCAGTTAATCACGACGCCGTCGTAAAGGAACCGGATGTTTCCACAGTTGTCGCAGATCATGAGGTAGGCACCGTAGTAGGAGCGCAGCCTGTTGTCGGGGATGGTGCCGTACACGGCCTCGCCGGAGAGGCTACCATCATCGTTTGTTTTCTCCATGTCCCAGCTATGCGCGCCGCACAGTTCGCAGGCCCGGTCAAGTAGCCCCTTGGAGCGCGCAAACCTCCTGATTGTTTCTGCTGAGAATGGCACAACCCGTCCGTCGGGCAGCGCTCCGGTTTGATCCTCGTCGTCGCTCACGCGCTCCCCTCCGTCGGCTGCTCAAGCTTGATCTTCAGGGTTCTGATCTCCTGGGCTGCACCGAGAAGCTCGGCGGCGATCCTGGACGAGGGAATATCCTTGGCCTGCAACGATATAGCCCGAAGCCTGAACGTTGGATCGGTCCTCTCAAGTTCCAGCACTCGGCCGGCTCGGATCATCGCGGCGCGCAGGTCTCCGATTGTATGGGACGCCCGTTCAAGCAGCCTCTGCCTTTCCTCGGTGCCCAGCTTCTCGATCTCGTTCGCAGCCCGAAACAATTCGGCAACGAAACCAGGGATGCTGTTGGGTTCGACGGTCACGCCGTTCCCTCCGTCGGCGTGTCCTCGTCTAGCTCGTCGGGCAGTTCGAGAAGGCCTTCGCCAACAAGCCACATGACGATGGCAACAGACGCTGCGATTTCGATTTCGATGCCTTCGCTCGCCGCGACCTTTTGGAGAGCTTCTCCTGCCTCGTCGGGTATGTGGAGGGTCAGGCGCATCAGGCGGTCCGCTCGGTCGGGGCGTCTTCTTCCATCTCTGGCTCTTCTACGAGGTAGCCGACATGGATCAGCCACTCTCGCATGGCGATGACCCCAGCGAGCTCGATCTCAATGCCCTCCAATTCCGCATAGCGCCTGAGCGCAACAGCCACGTCCGCGGGCAGGGGGAGGGTCAGGCGCATCAAACCTCTCGCCCGATCAGTACGACGAGCGCACGTTGCCGACGCAGAACGCGAGATCAGCGGCGCTCATGGAAATCCACACGTGGACCCACTCACCAACACCGAAGGGCGCTTGCGCTGTCTTCACATGGTACTCTTCACTGAACTCTCCGGTGGCGAGGATTTCCTCGGCGCCTTCAAGCGCTTCGTCGATGAGGGGCTTAAGCCTTTCCTCCGAGCCGGGGCGCGTCGCATGGAGGTACGCTGTAAGCACCCCGGAGAACTTCGCCTTCGTCTCCCGGATGGCGTAGCTCGCGTCAGCAGCGCTGAAGTCATGGCTCTCGATGCAGGTCTGTAGTGCATCGAACTCTCGTTCGATGCAGTCGAGAAGCCCAGAAAGACGCCAGAACGGGTAGGATTGGACCTTGAAGTTCGGAGCGATCGACGGACGGAAAAGGTCGACCTGGGCCATTTCCCGTTCGAAGGTCGCCTGCACTTCCTGACAGTCTGTGATCGCCCTTTCAGCCGTGCTGGTGCCGGGAAGAGCTGGAATGCCGCTCTGCGCGTGGACAGGCACTCCCAGGGCGAGCATGCACGTCGCCGAGATCGCAGCGAAAGCTACCGCTGGAAAACTGGAGGCTAGCCGCATCAGGCGTTCCCCTCGCGCTCGTTCTCGCCCAGCACCTCGGCCTTGGCATCCAAGATGATCTTGAGCTCCCGGATCAGCTCCGCCGCCTCAAGGAGTGCCGCTTGCACCTCGTCATCGCTGTGCTCGTGGACGGCGATGGACATGACGCGCCAGCGGAACGTCGGCTCGTCTAGGTCCCAGTCGTTCTCGGGTTCGGAGAACGCCACTCGGCGCCGGCCTTCCTTCAGCGTGTAGGCGGCAAGATCCAGGAGGCGCTGCTTTTCGGGGTCGCCCAGGAGCGGAACGCGGTTCGCGGCGCGCACGAGCTCGTTGAGGACGCTCGGCAGGTCGGGGCGGTGGTCGGGATCATCGCTCACAGCACACCAAGCCTTCTTTCGGCGCCATCCCCGTTATCCACAGAGTTATGCACAGGGCAGCGCCCGGATCCGCTGTTCTTGATCCGTTCGCTTTTCGGAGTCAGGACTGACTCTGCGGAAGCGACAACGGAGCCCGGAAGCATGTCGTACCCCGGAAAAGAGGCCGTCGTCTCGCAGGTGCTTTCCCTGACGATGGAGTGCGGCGACTGCGGCCACCGTTGCAGAATGAAGCGTGCCGAGCTCGCCGAGTTCGGCGTCACCGGTGCGACCCGGCTGTCGGAAGTCGCGAAGCGCCTCGTCTGTAAGGAATGCCGAGACGAAGGCGAGCCGGGCCGCAACTTCACCATACAGGCTGCGTTCGCTTCGAACCTGGCGCGGCTGAGGGCGGAAGCATACCTCATCAATAGCCGTGAAGCTCGCGGTTCGGCACGACGCGCCAGAGGTGCTTGATCGCGTACGGATCGAAGGTCAGGTCGCCGGGCGGATTGAACTGCTCGACCACGAGGGCTGATTTGGTCCGGCGTTTGAGCCGCTTGACGTAGGCTTTGCCGGCCGTCTCCCCGTTCTCGGGAAAGGTCTCGATCACCACGTCGTCATCGATCTTCGGGTCCAGGCGGTCGCAGAAGATCACGTCCCCCTTGCGATAGGCGGGATACATGCTGTCGCTGATGACCTCGAGAGCGAACACGCCGGGCCGCCCTGCCAGGCCCCGCGGCCGGGTGACGTAGTCGATCACCTCGCCGTTGAATTGGAAGTCGCCATCTTCGCCAGCCGCTGCTACGCCGAGCTTCTCCACGTCGCGAGGGCCGGTGGGGCGCGGCAGGGCGCCGGAGATGAAAACGGCATCGGATGGGGGCGCGGCGTCTCGCTCTACTGGCTCGGGAAGCGCCCGCTCAGCGGCTTCAACCTGCTCCTTCCCGTACTCGTCGGTTATCCGGCCTACGTCGACCGACAATGCCCGCGCGATCGTCACCGCGTGCTCTAGGCTGACGCCCCGCTTTCCGGCCTCCATACGGGAGATGAACGAGGGTGACAGCCCGGTCAGCTCGGCGAGCTTCTCGAGCGTGATTGTTCGCTCCTTGCGGACGTCACGGATCCAATTTGCCATCTGGCGAATATTCTGCACCGCAGAGCTACCCGCCACCGCCAACTGGCAAATTGCCACTTGTCAAATCGTTTGCCACATGGCAACGATAGAGCATGACGCTCGAACGATACCTCTCCGACCGCGGGATCAAGCCCGCGCACTTTGCTACTGAGGTCGGTGTTCCGGCCTCGACAATCACCCGCCTCCTACGTGGGGAACGGTCGCCCGGGCTGGGCCTGGTGGCGAAGATCCAGGCAGCGACCGCCGGCGCCGTGACGGCGGCTGATTTCATGGCCGACCCCGCCCAGCCCTCTCCCCAGGAGGCGGCGTGATCCGGATGTCTTCCGCTCCGAACGGCTACGCAGCGGCCAAAGGCGGCGAACTTCCCATGGCGCTGCCGGCTGAAAAGCTCGCCAAAGCCCCCCGAAAGAAGAAGGAGGCGCCTGTGAACGCTGTTGCTCCTGCCGGTCAGGAGCCGGCCGAACTCGCCACCGTGGAACAGCAGCTTGAACAGCACGCCCTCAACGTCGAGGCGATTCAGGGCAAGGCGGTGTTCGAGATCGGGCGCGAGTTGAAAGCCGCCCAGGAGGTTTTCCGGTTTCGGCGGGACGAGAAAGGGTTCACCGGATGGCTCGCGGCGCGCCTGCCACACATCAATCAGCGGGCCGCGTATCGTGCGATCCAGCAGTTCGAGGCGGTCGAAAAGTTTGACGAATTTGTCAAACTTTCGGGGTCCGCTCGCGAAGAAGCGGCCACCGCCGAACCCGACATTCAAGCCCTGATCGCCGAGCGCGTCGAAGCCGGCGAGGTCTTCACCGCCGCTCAGGTCAAGGCGCTGAAAGAAGAAGCCTCCCGCAAGGAACGCGAGGCGGCCGCGGCCATCGCGGACCTGAAAGCTCAGGTCGAAGCGAATCCGGATCAGGTCGAGGGCGAGGCGCCGAAGGGCTTGCATGGTCCGGAACTCGCCAAAGCCCTCTCGGATGCCAGGGCTGAGGCTGAGAAGGAGGCCGAAGATCGTCTGGCCGCCGAGTTGAATGCCGCCAATGAAAAGGAAGAGGCGGCGCGGAAGGAGGCCGAGCGGCTCCAGGCGGAGATCGACAAGCTCAAGGCCAAACCCGTCGACACGCGCACCACGGCCGAGAAGGAGCGCGACGCGATCCAGGCGGTTTATGACAAGGCCGGCGCTGAGGGCCAGCGCCTGTTCCGTGAGCGCAACGGCTTCACGGTCGATCCCTTCCCGAATGAGGAGCGCCGCGAGGTCTCCGCCAGCCCCACTCCTCCGACGGCGACCGAAGCCTCCCGTGCAGATGACGTTCCCCCCGTCAGCACGGAAACAGCGGCAAAGCCCTCTGACCTTCCCGAACCCCTGATCAAGGGCAAGTTCATCCTCCGGCCGTGGTGTCTCAAGGGTGACGGAGCGAAGGACTGCGCCGGTTCGGGCTCTCAGCACTGCCATTCGTGCCTTCGCGCTGCGGGATTGACGCAGGAGCATGGCGGCAAGGTCCGGCGCGCCAGCGGTGAGGCGGCGGCATGACCGCAGCACTCGGCCTCACCGCTCCCCAGCGTCGGTTTCTCGACTTCCTCCGCACCTACCGAGCGCAGCATGGATACTCGCCGAGCTATGTGGAGATCGGCGACGCGCTGGGCATAGCCAAGTCGGGCATTCATCGGCTCGCTCATCAACTGGAAAAGCGCGGTCACGTTCGCTTCGAGAAGAACTCCAGCCGGTCGATCGTGCCGCTTGTCGAGACCGCGGCCCAGGGCTCGCCCGATCTGCTCCAGGCGTGGAGCCGTGCGGACGCTCAGGCCCGGAGCGACTTCCTCAAGTTCATCGGCGCGCATCAGCAACTCGGCGTCGTGATCGACGTGCGCGGGAGGATCAATTGACCCTCTCAACCGCGCTCCTTCTGGCTGGCACGGCTTGGCTTGGGCTGAACGTCCTGGTCGTGGCGCTGCGGATCAGCAGCGGGCGCACCCGCCGACATCCGCATGTGCAGCGGGGGCGCCGGTGACAGCCAATCATCATCATTCGCCGCGCGCGGGCGCGGCCGGAAATCAAACGAGAGTTGGGCCGAACGCTGTTCTTGGCGGATCATGGTTCGTGCCCGTCCTCGATTTGCCTCTCAACTATGGCTCGGCGCTTCGCTGTGCCCCAACCCACGGTTCGGAAAGTAACCGTGGAGATCACTCTTGTCCGACAACAGAATTGTCGCTGGCGACAACAGGATTGACGAGGACGCAATGAGTGCGGCGGCGGCTGAGAGCTACCGGCTTCTCGAAAAGCTTACGACTGCGGAGCATCGCGGCCGCGGCGACACCTGGGGAGCGGCGATGGGAAGGGCGGCCGATAAGGCTGGCGTCCCCGTCTCATACGCCTTCCGCATCTGGCATCGCTGGCGGGAAATGAAGAAGGCCGACGGCGACACGCTGTTGGCTTTGCAGGCCGCTTACGGGCGGCTTTGCGAGCGGATCGAAGCCTCCGCCGACGCGATGGATGCAGAAACCAACGACCTGAGAGTGAGGCGTCATGCGGCTGCGGTTGCTGCGGGCCGTCCTGAAATGGATCGGCGCATTCAGAAGGCGCGTCCTTGAGCGGCGCGAAGGGAGGAAGTGATGGCTGAAGCAGTTGGACACAACAGCGGCGTTGCTCCGGCGGAGGACGCGGTGATCGCGCTCAATTTGGGCAAGCTCCGGCGCGCCAAGGAGGAGTTCGAAAGCGCGAACGGCTCCTACCGGAACGTCGTCAAGCATGTGGAGGGCAAAGGCATCCACATGAAGGCGGCCAAGCGCGCGCTCGCCATCGCAAAGGCGGATGATCGGGATGAGATCGTGGAGGAGCTGCAGAAGCTCTTCGAGTATCTCGCCATCCTCGGCGTCCCGCTCAAGCGCGAGCAACTGGACCTCTTCCGAGTGGAGGAGAAGCGCACGCCAGGCGTGGAAATCGCGCGGCAGGACGGGCGCTACGCCGGCATCATGGGCTTGGGGCAGGACACCTGTCCGCACGACACGTCCAGCAAGCCGGGGCAGGCCTGGCTTGAGGCTTGGTACGGCGGCAACAAGGAGCGCGAGCTCGTGCTGGCGATGGAGCCGGCACCCGACTCCGAACTGATCAAGGGCGAAGGCGACACCGATCCCGGTTTCACGGCCGGCGATGAGGAGTGGGACGCCGCTGATCCCGAGCTCCAGGCTGCGGAGTAGAGCCCATGCGCCTGCGAAGCGAAGCGGCCAAGCGCCGCCTGGATCAAACCCTCAGTGCCTTGGCGCTCATCTCTCTCGCCGCCTTGGCTCTGGCGTGGGCGGTGCGGGAAGCCGATGCCCAAGTGCTCTGCACGTCCACCGACGCCATGCTCCGGAGGCTGCAGGAGCGCTACGGCGAGGAACCTACGGCGGCCGGCGTGTCGGCACGGGGCGAGCTTATCACGCTGGTGGTGGACCCGAAGGATGGCTCATGGAGCGTGGTTCGCACCCTGCCCAACGGGATGACCTGCGGGGTGATCGGCGGCGAGGGCTGGGAAGCGGCGCCTGCGAAGGACGTGGGGGAGCCAACTTGATGGCCACCGCTTCCGCACATGGCTTGTTCCGCGCCACCGGCAAGAAGTCGAAGCCGGTCGTCCAGCGCGACCTCGACGGCTCGTACCGGCGGGTCGAGCACATGGAGCGGGAGGCGGATGAGTTCTATCCGACGCCGCCCGAGCCCACGCGCGCATTCCTTCATGCCGAGATCGACCGCCTCCGGGGATTCGGCACAGTCTGGGAGCCGGCGGCCGGCGACGGGGCCATGGTTCGGGAGATGCGGACGCTTGGGCTTTCGGTCGTGGCCTCCGATCTTATCGACCGCGGCTGCGGCGCTGAGGTTCGGAGCTTCTACGACTGGAGCTTCCCAGCGGCCGGCGCGATCGTCACGAATCCTCCCTTCGCGGAATGCGGCTGGGGCAACGGCAAGGCGCGCTGGCTCAAGCATGCCCTCGACGTCTTGAACGTCGAATACATGGCGCTGCTGCTCAACTGGACATTCCCCGGCGCTGGTGGGCTCGCGCCGTTCTGGGTGCGGCATCCGCCGGCCCGCGTCTACCTCATGCGCTGGAAGATCGACTTCACCGGCCAGGGCGCACCGCCCATGCTCAACGGCTGGTTCGTCTGGGACAAGGCTTGGAAGGGTGAGACGGTCCTGCGCATGCTCGACCGCAAGGACGCGCGCCAGGCTGAACTTTTCGCGGAGGCCGCCGCCTGATGCTCATCTTGGCCCTCGACATTGCCACCGTGACCGGCTTCGCCTGGTACGACACGCGGGCCGAGCTTTCGGCCATCGAAGCCGGGTCGTTCCGCATTGGCCCCGGCGACTACGAACAGCGCGCCGGCGAGATGGGATCGATCCTCATCCGCACGATCAAGCCGCGGCGTCCCGACTTCGTAGCGATCGAACAGCCCGTGCGGAACGTCATGCCTCAGCGCAAGCACGTCTCTGATTTTGCCGGAGAGCGCGACGATGTGACGATCAACGCCGGGACCGCGCTGCTCCTGAACCAACTCACCGGCGCGGCCGCGGCGATCATCCGGGCCTACTCCATTCCCTTCGAGGTCATCCCGCCCGCGACGTGGCGAAAGCAGTTCCTGGGCTTCGGCCGCCGGCCGGGATGGGTGCGCAAGGATTGGAAACGGGCGACGCGCGAGCGGTGCCAGCAACTGCGCATCCATGTCACCAACGATGATCAGGCCGACGCCGTTGGGGTGGCCTTCGCCGGATCAGCCTCCCAGGCCTTCAAGATGACCGAGCGGAGCGCGGCCGCATGAACAAGCACGAGCGCTTCTCCGATCATCCGCCGGCCGAGGTGCCGTCGAACGTCGAGGCCGAGCAGGCTCTGCTTGGCGCGCTTCTCATCAACAACGAAGCATTGGACCGTGTGCCGTTCCTGGAGCCCAAGCACTTCTATGAGCGGCTGCACGGCAGGATCTTCGAGGTGGCGGCCAAGATGATCGGGGCAGGTAAAGCGGCGGACCCCGTAACGATGAAGAGCTATCTTCCTGCCGATTCCGGCGTGAAGTTGGACGGCGAGACAGACACCGCTCCTATGCCCCGATACCTGGCCCGACTTGCGGCTGAGGCTGTCACTGTGGCCGGCGCACGAGATTACGCCTCTGCCATCGTCGATATGTGGATCAGACGGGAGGCCATCGCGGCCGCCCAGGATGTGGTTCACGTCGCCTTCGATCTCCCACCTGACAAAGACGTCCTGATCGAGCTGGAGCCGCTGGAGGAACGGCTGACGGAGCTCCGGGCGGAGCGGGTGAGGGAGGAGAACCGGCTGGGTATGGGCGCCCGCTATCTGGCGAGCATGAGCGCGGCTTGCGCCCGTGGCGAGATCGAAGGGGTTCCAATCTGCCTCGACGAAATCGCGGAAGTGATCTCCGAGCCCTGCTTCGAGGCGGGCAACCTCTACGCACTGCTTTCATCGTCGGGCGAGGGCAAGACCAGCCTCACGCTGCAGATCGTCGCCCATGCTCTGAAACGGGCCCACCCGGTCTTGTTCCTGTCCTACGACCAGTCCGCGGAACAGTGTGTCCGCCAGATGGTGGCGCAGGAATATGGGGTGGACGTTCCCAGCCAGCGAGCCGGCCGGCTCAATGAGCGGGAGTGGGGTCGGGCGATAGACTTCGCGAATTGGATCGATGCGCAGCCCTTCGAGATCATCAAGTGCTCGGAGGAAGGCGCGCCGAAGCTTTGTGGCTATGCGCGACGGTTCGTGAAGCGGTTCGGCGGCGGCAAGCCGCCCCTAGTCGTGGTGGACCACATCCAATCGATCACGCCGCCGGATCCCCGGGCGGACCCTGGCAGCAAGGCACGGGACATCAACAAGGTTCTGAAGGCCGGCGCCGGCCAAACAAAGTCGGCATGGCTGATCCTCAACCAACGCAACTCGGAAGGCATGAAGCGGGACAACCCCCGCCCGATCTCGGCCGACCTCTACGGCGGCGATCCGGCGAAGCAGGCCTATGACGCCATCCTTTATCTCTACCGGCCGGAGAAGTTCAAAAAGGACAAGGAGGCCACGGCCGCTTCGGATGCCGACTGGAAAAAGATCAGGCGCGTCTTTCCTGACGACTGCGAAGGCTTGGCCGAGCTCGGCGCGCTCAAGGTGCGCTTCGGCCGGTCGGACATTCGCCGGGAGGTCCGCTTCGAGGATCGCTTCACCCGGTATCTGACCAGTCGGGAAGCCGGCCTTGGGCTGGAGGACTGGCAATGAACCGCCTCGTGGACCGCAACCTCGCCCGTGAGATGTGGATCGCCGACAAGCGTCCCTGCGCCTGGGAAGAGCTCGACGAGGACGAGCAGGCCGAATGGGTGGTAATGGCGAAAGCCGCCCGGCTGTTCGTGGAGAAGCGGCTTCGCAACGCCATTCTCAGCGCCACCGTCCCGCGGAGTCTGGGCATCTCCTTTCAGGACGCGGACAGGCTCAAGCGCGCCTTTGCCGACGCCATCAGCGAGGGGATGGCATGAGCGACGTCACCTCAGTTCGTCGTAGATGGGTCGATTGGCTTGAGGGCAGTCGAGATCATGTCACCCAAGAGATGGTGAAGCCCTTGTGCGGTGCCGAGGCTCATACGAAGCCGACAGGCCATGTGCGCCCTTCCGGTGTTGTTGGCGTCGACCACCCCAGAGGCAAAGGACAGGTAAACCACACCATTCAAGTGACGAGCCTCGGTGATCAGGTCCACGAACTGAACGGGCAGATCCGTGTCACCCACGATCTCCCACTCGTCCGTACCGATGGACAAAACTTGTCCGCTCGACACCACGACTTCATCGGTCATCAACAAGCTCCTTTGGGCACGGTGCCGAACCTGTCACGCCCGCGCTCAACTGGGAAGGCCGAGGAGTGGAGGGGGCCGGCATGAACCTCGCCCTTCGCCATTCCAGCACAGACCGGCCCGGCAGAGGCAGGCGCCGCCTGATCGACCGCAAGGAAGCAGTCCGTCTGTTCAACCTCGGCCACCACGCCGGCGAGATCGGCCAGATCATGGGCTACCCGCGCGAATCCATCGTGCGCGTTCTCATCGAAGAGCTGGGCTCCTCTGCTCGGCTCAAGCGGGCCCCACGCAACGCCATCTCACCATTCGACCGGAAGGACGCACAGCGCATCATCGCCCTGATCCGCGCCCGCCCGATGATCTCGATGGCAGAGTTGATGGGCGAAACCGGGTGGCTGCAAAGGCGCGTCCACAACGCCGTCACAACCGCCCGCCGGAGGTTCAAGCTGCCCGTCGCGATGATCCGCTTCGGGGCTCATAGCTTCGAGACCTACTACCAGATCCTGCCGCGGTGGCCGGAAGCGGAAAGGATCGCGGCGTGACGGCCCACACATGCCCCGCCTGCGGCCAAGCCTATCCTGTCGAGACCGTTCCGATGGATGCCCTGATCCGCGTCTCTCCGCTGATCTTCGGGCCGACGGAGGGCGTCATCCTGCGCTGCCTTGCCGACAAGATGGGTGCCTGGGTTGCCGTCTCCGAACTCTGCCGCGCCGCCTATGGCCGGCCTGAGAACTTCCCGGCCTTCGCCGGCCACTCCGTCAAGTCCATGCTCTCCCGCATGCGCGTCAAGCTCGCCCGCCTGGGCTGGGCGATCACCGGCAAGCGTCGGCTTGGCTACATGCTTCACCCGTGCAAACCGGAGCGCACCTGATGGCGCGGCAACAGAAGTCCAGGAATGCGAAAGGTGCAGCCGCAGCCGGCCCATCTCTGGCCAGAGACCTAGACATCCAGGTTCGGGTCACCAAGGTCGAGAATCCCGACTGGCGGCCCGACTTGGATGGCGAGAAGGGCTTCCCGCGTGAGATCGGCTCGGCCGTCAACGTCAAGGAAAGCGCGGTGGCGACGCTGTATGCCAGAGGGGAGCTGACGCGCCTCCAAAAGAAAACCGCCGATGCCTTCCGCGAGCATTTCGAGGTGTTCGCCAGGGCCGACGTCTCAGCGGTGGACTATGCCCGGGAGCAGGTTGATGGTGGCACGGCCAAGGCCCCGATCACCATGCAACGCGCCCGCGCCCGAAAAGAATTGGCCAGGGCGCGCGCCGAAATTGGTACGCGCAACTATCGGCTCCTGGTCAGCGTGTGCGGGCAAGGCAAGTCGCTCGGTGAGCTATTCCCAGGCGAGATCGCAAAGCGGCAACGCCTCACCGCCGCCGACAATCTCCGCGACTGCCTTCAGGACTTGGCAGTCATGTGGGGCTTCGCGGGTCGCCCGTACGTCAACAGAAAACGAACAGTCCCGCAACCTTCGTTCAACCAGCGTTGACGCCCGGTGAGCGGAAATGCATGGGTTTCGACATTCGCAGAAGATGCGCCAGCGGGGCGCGCAAGCAGCAGGCCAAGGCGGGCTGACACTCTCCGTTAACCGTCTTGAATGCAGGCCGCACGGGTATGGAACTGGCGGGGGGCAACGCTCATTTCCGCTCGCCAACCAGCGCGGAGACATTGATGCAAACGTTATCCGTTCCGATAGCCTTCGGGCTCTCTTTGATGCTCGGCGTGGCGCTTACATCGGCGGTGGTGATGCACTGCCCTTTCACGGAGTTCGGCTTCTCCTGCGTGTTCTAGGCGGTCCGACAGAATACTGAGGGGAAGCCGTCGCGCCCCACTCAGCACCCGCGATCCTTCAGCCGCTTGGGCTCGGCATCTGCGGGTTGCGCTCAGTATATGCCGCAGCGTAATCTCTGCCCGCACGATGGGAGGACAGAGATGCTTGCAACACTAAAATGGCTTGTCGCTGCATCGGCACTTGTGATGCCGGGTGCTGCTTTCGCCGACGTCATACACACGCGGGAGAGGCCATTCGAGTACACGCCGAGCAATGAGGGAAACGGCTTCCTCGCCTTCCACGAGGGTTGGGGCAAGAGGCAGTTCAGCTACCTCTTCTATCGGGTCAACCCGGACACTGGGGACATCTGGGTGCGGCTTCTGCTCACAAACGACTCGAACCGAGATGGAGATACGGTTTGTGTTGGCACGTTTTTTCTGAAGAGTAATGGGGAGCCAGTCTTTGCCTTCACCGAGCGCTGGGGCATCAATGCGGATAGCCGGCGCGACCAGACCTTTACCGGGCATGCCGCACCAGAGGCCTGGCGTGAAGCGACAACGGTTCAGTACCGATGGGGCGAATGCGACAAGTTCGATGATCGGGCAATCTGGTCTGACATGATCAAGGCTGCTCAGACCGTGTGCGAGGTCTACACTGGATCATCGGCGTGCGGGTACGCAGGCGCCCTTGCGAATGAGCTGAATCGGTAGGTGGCGCTCAGGGGCAACCACCCCAGCGGACGGACGAGGCTAAGGCCGGGGCTGACAAGCCAGCTTAAGTCAAGTAACTGCCCGCGGATGCGTATGTATATCGCCACCGGCGCTATTCTTTCCGCAACCGTTGGGGCAGCCACAGGGAACTCGGCGGTCATCATCCTGATCGGCGCGACCTTGGGCGCAGCCATCGGTTTTGCCTTTTGGGCGATGTCTGAAGAACGCAAGCGGCGATAGGGCCCTAGCCCGGGTGGGAAGCGAGCGGTCCGCTGGGGTGGGCTCAGAATGGGATGATCATCTTTATGGCTGATGCTGGAATCAGCAATTCGCGGCCTTGATGGAGCCGTCCGGGGGCTTCGCGCGTGATCAAACAACCTTCGTCTCGGAGGGTGATGCCTAGGCCTCGAAGGTTACGCTCATCCTCGATTGTGGTGCTTTTCGGATCGTCGCCGGGAGCCGTCCAGAACACCTGATACTGAGCCATCTCGGCCTCCTCTGAAAAATCAAGATGAAATCAAGCGCAGCAATAAGCCACGGTGGCAAGAGGCCGGGGGCCGGTCGCCCACAGGGGGCGCGCAACCGGGCCACCAAGGCCCTCAAGGCGAACATCACCGAACTCGCTCAGTCCTATGCCGAAGTCGCGATGAAGACGCTCGCTGAGGTGGCGCAGAAGGGCGAAAGCGAGGGTGCCAGGGTGGCGGCAGCGAATGCCCTGCTCGACCGCGGCTTCGGTCGTCCTTCCCAGGCGGTGAAGCACTCAGGCCCCAATGGCGGGCCCATTCCCATCGTGGATCTGACGAAGCTATCCGGTGACCAGCTCGATCAACTTGAAAGCATCTTCGGCCCGCTTGCCGGACCCGGCGACGATGATGCGCCTGATCCGGGCGGAGAGGGCCAGGCGAGCGGCTGAGGCGGAAAGGGAGAGGGTCAGCCGAGACGCTGAGCGCATCCGGGCCCGGTGCCAGACGCTTGCGGGATTCGTGCGGGAGGCATGGCATGTGCTGGAGCCCGGCAACCGCTACGTCCATGGCTGGCACGTCGACGCCCTTTGCATGCACATGGAGGCGATCACGGACGGCCGGATCACCCGCCTCCTGATCAACATTCCGCCCGGCACGATGAAGTCGCTGCTGGCGTCGGTTCTGTGGCCGGCGTGGGAATGGGGTCCGAAGGGTCTGGCCCGGCTGCGCTATCTTACAACCTCCTATTCCGAGGGCTACGTGAAGCGCGACAGCCGGCGCATGCGGGATCTGGTGTCGAGCGAGTGGTTCACCTCGCTCTGGCCGGAGGTGCAGCTTGTTCGGGCCGGCGAGGCATCGTTCGCCAACACGGCCACAGGATTTCGCGAGGGTGTTCCCTTCGCCTCGCTCACCGGCGGTCGCGGGCATCGCGTCATCATCGACGATCCGCATTCGACAGAGACGGCGGAAAGCCCAGCAGAGAGGGCGCGGACCACGCGCATCTTCCGGGAATCGGTCCCGTCCCGTTTGGTCGATCCTCAAACCTCGGCAATCGTCGTGATCATGCAAAGGCTGCACGAGGACGATGTGTCCGGCCAGGCGATCAAGCTTCACCTCGGCTACGAGCACCTGATGCTGCCGATGGAGTTTGAGCCGGAGCGCCGGTGCCATACCTCCATCGGCTTCACCGATCCGCGCACCTACGAGGGCGAACTGCTCTTTCCCGAGCGCTTCCCGCGGGAGGTGGTTGACCGCGACAAGGTGCCGATGGGCTCCTATGCGGTGGCAGGACAATTTCAGCAGCGCCCGGTGCCGAGAGAGGGCGGGCTGTTTAAGCGGGAATGGTTCGAGGGCAAGTTCATCGGCTCCGCACCGCAGGGAACCCGGTGGGTTCGGCATTGGGATCTGGCGGCAACCGCCAAGTCCAATGCAGCTCGGACGGCAGGCGTGAAACTGGGCAGGGCGCCGGACGGGCGGTTCATCGTCGGCCACGTCGCCAAGACGCAGTCCGAAGGCAACGAGGTTCGCGTGCTCATCAAGAGCATCGCGGAAACGGATGGGCGCACGGTGGAAATCAGCCTGCCCCAAGATCCCGGCCAAGCCGGCAAGGTGCAGGCGCGTGACTTCGTTTCGATGCTCGCCGGCTGGAATGTCCGCGCCGAGCCGGAAACTGGCGACAAGGTGACGAGAGCCGAGCCCTTCGCGGCTCAATGCGAGGCAGGCAACGTGTTCATCGTGCAAGGCGACTGGAATGCCGACTACCTCGACGAGCTCTGTCTCTTTCCGGGCGGCACGTTCAAGGATCAGGTCGACGCCAGCTCCGGCGCGTTCGGGCGATTGTTGAAGCGGCCGGCGCAGACCACGACTTCCACCGTCGTCGGGATGTTCTGACGTGGCCGGCAAGGTAAGCGACAAGCATCCCGATTGGACCGATCGGGCGGCGGAATGGGCGATGCTTCGCCATGCCGCCCGCGGCGAGCAAGACGTGAAGGGGCAGGGCGACAAGTACCTGCCGATGCCGTCGGGCTTCCGTGCCCAGTTGGACAGCGGCGCGGCGATGTATCGGGCCTATCAGACCCGAGCGCAATTCCCCGACCTTCTCGCCCCCACCGTTCGCGGCATGGTCGGCGTGATCCACCGCACCGAAGCGCAGATCGACATGCCGGACGCCATGGAAGGCCTCTGGGAGCGCGCGACACGAGACGGGCTGCCCTTGGAGGCTCTTCACCGCCGGATCACCGGAGAGCTTCTTCTGACGGGCCGCTACGGGCTCCTGGCGGACGCTGCGGCGGAAGGCTCTGATCTGCCGTTCCTCGCCGGCTACACGGCCGAGTGCGTCATCAACTGGGCAGACGAGCGGGACTTCTTCGTGCTCGACGAAAGCGGGCTCGAGCGCGACGACTTCGAGTGGAAGGCCGTCAAGCGCCACCGCGTGCTGCGGCTGACCGAAGGACGCTACGAGGTCGAGACTTACGACAACGAGGCGAAGAACGAAGCCGGGGCGCAACCGACCGCCCGGGGTGGAGGAACGCTCGACGCCATTCCGTTCGTGGTGATCGGCTCACGAGATCTGTCCGTGAGCGTGGACGAGCCACCCTTGATCGGCGTGGCCCGTGCTGCCCTGGCGATCTACCGCCTCGACGCCGACTATCGTCACCAGCTCTACATGACGGGGCAGGAAACGCTCTTCGTGTTCGGCGGGGATGCTCCCTCGGCCGTGGGTGCCGGGGTGGTGGTATCGATCAAACCCGAGGGCGACGGCAAGCAGGCGGACGCCAAGTATGTCGGCCCGGCCGGCACTGGCATCGCGGCACACCGCACCGCCATTCTGGACGAGCGGCAGAACGCGGCGGCGGCGGGCGCCAGGCTGTTCGATGCCGAGAAGAAGACCGCGGAGAGCGGGGACGCCCTTCGCATCCGGTATGCGGCTCAGACGGCCACTCTCGTTTCCATCGCCCAGGCGAGCGCCCAAGGGTTGGAGAAGGGGCTGCGGCACGTCGCGGTGATGATGGGGCTCGATCCCGCCTCGGTGGTGGTCAAGCCGAACCTCTCCTTCGTGGACGCCACACTGAGCCCCGAGGAAGCCAACAAGCTCGTGGCGCTCTGGCAGAACAACGCGATCTCCTACCAGACCCTCTATGAGAACCTACAGCGCGGGGAGGTGGCCTCTGCCGAGCGCGACCACGAAGCCGAGCTCGCGCTGATGGACAAGGAGATGGTGCGGGAGGACTTGACCGAAGTCAGTGGCCTGCTCCCACCGCCAGCCAATCAGCCCGCCGCATAGGCGGGTTTTTCATGTCGGGCGAGGCCTGACGCAACCCAGGAGGCGAGCCGATGGCTCTTAAGACGATTATCGACAACCTCGACGAGGTGTCCGAGGCACTACGTGGCGAATACAAGGAGATCGACGGCAAGTTCGTTCTCGACCTCGATGGGGTCAACGATCACCCTGCCGTGGTGAACCTGAAGTCGGCGCACGAGCGGCAGAAGCAGACCAACCGCACGCTCAGCACGGAGCTTGCCTCCGCCAAGGAGCGGCTGGAGGGACTGCCGGATGACTTCGACGCAGATGCCTACGAGGCGCTACGTCAGCAAGCCGAAGGCAAGGAGCCGCCGAAGCTCGACGAGCGCCTCAACGCGCAGAAGACGCAGCTCGAGGCCAAGTTCGCGAAGGATCGCCAGAAGCTCGAAGACCGCGCCGCCAAACTGGAGAAATCCCTGCGTCGCACGAAGATCGATGAGGGTTTGACCAAGGCTTTGCTCGATGCCGGCGTGGACAAGCAGTTCCTGCCCGCGGCCAAGGCGCTTCTGAAGGAAAAGGGGCAGATCAAGCTCGTCGAGGAAGACGATGACGTTGAGGTTTTCGCCGATGACGGCGTGAACGACCGGACGCCTCTCACCGACTACGTGAAGAAGTGGGCCGGCGAGGATGAAGGGAAGCCCTTCATCGCCAAGGCCACAGGCGGGGACGCCAAGGGCGGCAACGGCCGGACCTTCGGCGAGAACCCGTTCGATCCCAAGAACCCGAACAAGACGAAGCAGCAGGAGCTGATCGTCGCAAACGACGCCAAGGCTCGTCAAATGGCCGAGAGCGTGGGCGTGAAGCCCTACTGGTAACCACCCGCCTACCGGCGTCGAGGACGCCACCAGCCAAAGCAGCCGGGCCCGAAGGGATGGCTGATCCCAGACCCCAACCCATCCCTTGAAAGGAACCACGCCATGGCGACGACTCGCCTCGCGGACGTCATCTACGGCCCGCTCTTTCTCCCAACTGCGCGCGCGGAAATCGTTGCCCAGTCGCTTCTCCGGACATCCGGAATCGCGGTGGCCGATCCAATGGTTCAGCGGTTTGCGAATGGCCCCGGCGACATCGTTCAGATGCCGTTCTGGAACCCTCTGACGGGGCCTTCCAACGTCTCGACCGACGACCCGGCGCAGACCGCCACGCCGAAGAAGCTCACTCAAGGGCAGGACATGGCGCGCAAGATCCGGCGCAACATCGGCGTCCAGTCCGCCGATCTCGTCGGCTCGCTGATCGGCGAAGACCCGCTCACCGAAGTTGCCCGCCAAATCGGCTCCTACTGGGTCGGCGAGGAACAGAGGATCATGATCTCGATCCTTAACGGCATCTTCGCCGCCGCGTCCATGGCAGGCAACGTTCTCCCTGCGGCGCACGAGGACCCGGCCGGCAGCGCGGGCGCCAATGCCGTCACCCTCGACCCCGATGTGGCGGCCAACGCTCATGCGCTGCTCGGCGACCGCGGCGGCACCCTCGTCGCCATTGCCGTTCACTCGCGCATCTTCTGGAACTGGGTCGCGGCAGGCTCGATCGAATGGCGGGAGAACCCGGCCGCGATGGGGCCCAACGACCCGAACTTCCTGATCCCGTACTGGCAGGGTAAGCGCGTCATCTACTCCGATGACTTGCCGCGCCGCGCCGGCACAACCAGTGGCTACGTCTACACGAGCTACCTCTTTGCCAACGGCTCGATCGGCTACGCGGAAGCGACGGGAGATGGCGGTCCGCAGAACCCGGTGGGCATCGAACGCCTCGAGGCCGCCGGCAACGGCGAGGGCATTGAGACAGTCTGGTATCGCCGCCACTGGGTCATGCACCCCCGCGGCATCGCCTTCACGGGCACACCGGCCTCGGCGGCAGGCGTTACCGATGCTGAGCTCGCCACGGCTGCCAACTGGACGCGGGTTTACGACCCGAAGCTCGTTCGGCTCGTCGCGGTGACCACCAACGGATGATGGGGATAGCCGGGGATCGCCTCGGCTCCCTCTTCCCCCAAACGAACAGGAGACCCTCCAATGGCAAATGCAGAAACCAGCGCCGATCTCGACCGCGTTCTGCGCGAGGCTCAGACGGCGGCGGCCCTGCCGCGGAACGCCGAGCGCCTGCTTCTCGAAGAGCAGGCGACGGCCGAAGCCATCTCGCGCCGTGACGAGTCCATGGCCAACATCATGCGTGGCCGTCAGCTCCGCAGCCCGTACGGGCCGGATGCTCGCGCCGAAGCGGCGGAACAGGCGGCCCAGGCCGAGACTGAATCCGCTGAACGGCTCGACGAGCTGAACGCGGTGAGGTTGCCGATTGACCCGGAAGGCCAGGCCGCGCCCCTCGCGGATCGTTCCGGCAATTTCGCCATCAATTCGGAGGTTGCCGGCACCGGCGGCGTTGGGATCGACTCCTCCAACTCCACAGAAGCCGGCGAGCCCGCGCAGACTGCGGAGGAGGCCGGCGTGGTTTCGCCGATGCAGCAGCCCGCCCCCACCGCCGCGCCGGCGAAGATCACGCGCGGCAATCAGCCGGTCGAACCTCCCGCCGACGGGGCCTCAAGCGCGGAGATCCCCGAAAACTGGCAGGATCTGCCATGGCCCGAGCGTCGCTCGCTTGCCGCCCAGTTCGCCACCACGCCGGTCAAGAACAGCGACGACGCGAACGCGGCAATCGAGGCAGAGCTGAAGCGCCGGGAAGCCTGAGCCGCGCAAAGGGTATAGGGAGGCCGCCGCATGGCGTTCTACGGCACGGCTGCGGCCTTCCAGCCTTACTGCACGGCGCGGGGCTACACGGTCCCGGCCGGAGACGTGGAGCCTGCGCTCACGCGGGGCTCCGCTTTTATAGACGGGACTTACGGCAGCCGGTTTCCTGGTCGCAAGGCTGGGGGCAGGGGCCAGGCGCTGGCGTGGCCTCGCGTTGGAGCCGTGGACGGGAACGGCGACGCCATCGCCTCGGACGAAGTTCCGGCAGAGGTGGAGCACGCCACGTATGAGGCCGCATTGCGCGAGCTTCGGTCGCCTAGCTCCCTCATGCCCGATTTTGTCGCCGCGCAAGCCGTGAAGCGCGAGCGGGTCGACGTCATCGAGACCGAGTACTTCGCGGGCGGCTCGGCCAATGACGTTCGGCCTGTGATCGCGGTGATCGACGGGCTCTTGGCGGGGCTTCTCACCTCGCCGCTTCATGCCTCCACGCAGGCAAGCTGGCCGGTGCGGGCGTGACCACCTTCGACTACGCCAAGCCCCGCGCCACGGCTGACCGGCTGTTGACGCGGTTCGGGCAGGCCGCCGTGCTCCGCCGACCGGGGGAGGGCTCAGGCGACCCCTGGAACGAGACTGCCGGCACGCCAGGCGATCACCCCGTGACCGTCACGGTCTTCGACTACACGGCCCAGGACCGGCAGGGCACGGCGATCCAAGAGTTCGACAAGCGTGTTCTGATGTCGGCGCAAGGGCTTGAAATCATGCCGTCCGATAGCAGCGACACGCTACTAATCGGCGAGCAAGAGCACGCCATCATCTCGGTCAAAACGCTGGCGCCTGCGGGTGAGGCGGTGATGTTTGAGCTGCAGGTGCGCTGATGACCGCGAAGGTTGTTGAGCTCGTCCCTGAAGTGGTTGGCGAGGGTTTTCGCTTCGACCCTGACAAGATCCTCGAAGAGGCCAAAGGGCAGGGTTTCACCACCGTTGCGGTGCTTGCCGAGTGCGAAGACGGCTCCTTCTGGGTGAGCGGCTCGGCCAATGCCGGCGAGACGTTGATCCTCATGGAGAAGGCCAAGCGCCAGATCGTGTTCGGCGAGGACTGAATGGCCCGCGGCCTCGACTTCGACGCGCTCACGGCGGAATGGGAGCCGCGCCTGCGGGATGCCTTCCTGCGCGCCGTGGCCGAGATCGCAAACCGGGTGCAAATTTCAACCGTCGCCCAGCTTCTGGATCGCGGCGACATCGAGGGCGCGGTGAGGGCCGTGGGGATCGACGAACTCGACTTCCGCGACCTCGACAGCCTGATCGCCCAAAGCTTTGACGCCGGTGGAAAGGCCACGGAAACGGCGATTCCCGCGCTTCGCGAGCCGCTTGGGGGCGTGGTGCGCTTTCGGTTCGATGTAAGGAACCCGCGGGCCGAAGAGTGGGCCAGGGAACGCTCTTCAACCCTTGTGCGCGAGATCGTGGAGGACCAGCGCACGGCCATTCGGCAGAGCATGGCGTCGGGGCTGGAAAGGGGGCTCAACCCCCGCACGGTCGCCCTGGACTTGGCCGGTAGGATGCCCGCAGGACGCAACGAGCGGGTGGGGGGCATCATAGGCCTTACAAGCCAGCAGGAGCGCTGGGTGGCCGCCTATGCCGAGGAACTGACGTCCGGCGATCCGGAGGCGATGCGCAACGCGCTCAAGCGTGGGCTGAGGGACAAGCGCTTCGACCGGACAATCGAGAAGGCCATCCGCGAAGGGAAGCCGCTGCCGGCCGACACGGTGGCGAGGCTGCGCACGCTCTATGCCTCTCGCGCCTTGAAATACCGAGCCGACGTGATCTCACGCAACGAGACGATCCGAGCCTTGGGCGCCGCACAGACCGAAGCCTACGACCAGGCCATCGAGCGCGGGAACGTCCAGGAAGGCTCAATCCGCAAGTTCTGGTTCACGGCGCGGGATGAACGGGTGCGCTCAACGCACCGCATGATCCCGGGCATGAATAAGGACGGCCGGGCCTGGAAAGAGCCTTTCGCCACCCCAACGGGGCCGAGCATGCACGCCCCGCACTCGATCGACATCATGTGCCGCTGCCACGAACGGGTGCGGATCGACTATTTCGCTTCGCTGAGACAAGCGGCCTGACGTGGCGACCACCACGCTCAACTTTGCAGCCCAGGTGGATGCCTGGGTCCGCGAAACCGAAGTCCGCATGCTCGCCGTGTTCCGCACCGCGGCGCAGTTCGTCGTCGAGGATGTGCTCGACCGGACGCCGGTGGACACCGGCTATCTCCGGGCAAGCCTCACGGTCACGACAACCGGGCCATTACCCATCCGCGAGAATGCCCAGCCGGCGGAAGGACAGACATACACCGTCCAGCCCTATGCGCTTTCGATTGCCGGCGCTGAGATCGGCGACACCGTGTTCGCCTCCTTCGTCGCTGGGTATGCCGGGCATGTCGAATACGGGGCCAAGGGAAGGGCAGGGAGGGCGATGGTGAGGCTCGCCGCCCAGAACTGGCCCGTTCACGTGGATCGCGCTGTGGCGGCGGCTAAGGCCCGTTCCGGGGCGTAATCCCCGGCACGTCATCCTCGCCGCGCTCACTCGCCATCAAGAGCCCGAGCTGAAGCAGCCAAATGGAACGCCGGGCGGCTTTCAGGGCCGCATCGGCGCGGACTGTAGCGCCAGGCGCGGTGCCGAGCATCTCGAGCACGGCATAGAGAAGATCGCCGGCTTGGTTGTCGGATAGCGGTTCATTGTCGTTCACGAGCGAAGGAATAGCACATGCCGCTCACGGCGGAAGCCGCCATTCCTGACGCGCTGTTCCGGCACCTGGACACTCTGACACTCTCGCCGGCCCTGCCCATCGCTTGGCCTGGCAAGCCGTTCACGCCACCGGCCGGGGCGTATCTCGAGCTGACGTTCCTGCCGAACACGAACCGGAACCTGTTCCTGGGCAACTCGGATCCGACGCAGCATGTCGGGCTGCTCCAGGTGACGGTTGTCGGGGCCCCGAAAGAGCAAGTCGTGGCGCTCAACGACATCGCCGGCCGGATCGTCGCCCACTTCGCCAAGGGAACCACCGTCGAGAAAGACGGGGTGCGGGTGAGGATCACCGCCAAACCCTCCGTCGCCCCACCGCTGCTCGATGACGGCCGGAAGAGGGTGCCTGTCTCTATTCCGTATCAAGCCTTCGCTTAGGAGCTGACCCATGGTGGAAAACGAGATCATCTACTCGACGACGCCTGTGCCCGACAAAGGCGGGCGCCGAGCGCTCAACCCGATCTTCTTCGTTACCCCCGAGCCGGGCGTGAAGAAGGTCTATCTGAACGGCGACTATCCCGCGCTTCAAGCCGCCTATGAGGATGCTGGCGCTAAGGTCGTGCCGCTGTCCGACATGCCCGAAGCCAAGAAGGCCGCCGCGGCCGAAGCCAAGAAGGAGGGCTGATCGATGGCTCAGACCAATGCAGGCCGGAAGGTCTACATCGCTTGCACCGTGGCAGGCGGCCCCATTCCCCTCGCCCAGCCTACCGATCTCACCGGGTCTGCCTATGCGGCTCTGCTTTGGACCGAGGTGAAGAACGTCGGCATGGTTGGTGATCGCGGCACGCAGACCAACACCGTCTCCTATGACGAGCTCGGAACGGACGTCACCCAGAAGGGCAAAGGCATCTCGAACGCCGGTGATCCCGACATCGAATGCGCCCGCAACCCCACCGATCCCGGCCAGATCGCCATGCGCGCCGCGGCGGCGACCAAGTTCAACTACGCCTTCAAGATCGAGGATGCGGACGCGCCCGACGCGAACTCTACCAACTCGATCTACTACAACCGCGGGCTCGTCACTGGCCCGCGCCGGCCGGGCGGGCGCAATGAGGACTTCATCCTCGAGATCTTCACGCTTGGGCTGGTCCAGAAGGAAATCGTCGTCAACCCGACGGCAATCTGAGAGCGCCCATGGATATCGCCGGCATCTACAACTACGAGACGCTCTTCCCGCTGGAGCTCACGCGCCCCGACACGGAAGAGCCTCTTGGCATCACCTTTCAGATCCGCTCGGCCTCCAGCGACGAGGCCAAGCGGGTTCTCCGCAAGCATGTCGACGAGGTCACGGAACGCCAGCAGCGCGGCAAGCTCGTCAAGGGCGAGATGCGACTGCGGCAGGAGCTGGAGAAGGCCGCGTCCTGGATCGCCTCGTGGGACTGGGGCGAGCACACCTACCAGGGTGAAAAGCCGGAGTTCTCCTTCAAGAAGGCTTTGGCCATCCTGGAGCGGGAGGACTGGATCTATGCCCAGGTGAGTGAGGCGGCGAACAAGCTCGCAAATTTTACGAGCGCACCGCCGACGCCTGCTGCCAAGCGGTCGCGCTGACCGTCCGGTACGACACCAAGGACGAGAACGGAGAGACCCGGCGCCAGCGGAACGAGCGGTTCGGCCGGCCCGAGGTCAGCCCGACCGTGGAAGTCGAAGAGCACTGGGCGCACCTCTGGGAATGGTTTTGGCAGCTCAGCGCAGTTCGGGGGCAGGGCTTCTCAGGACCGGAGCCCATCACTTTCTCTGAGATCGCGAGCTGGACCGCGCTTACCGGCGAGATCGTGCGGCGAGAAGAGGTCCGCGTTTTGCTGGCGATGGACGCTGCCTATCGTGGTGCTGCGGCTGAGGAGCAGGAAGTAGCGCGAGCCCGATCACAGGACGGCGGCGCGAGGTAGCGGCAGTGTTCTCACTTAGGCAAAGTGCTTTGCACCATGGCTTGGAAAGCTTCCATCACGTGCTTTGCGTCAGCTTGTCTGCGGACACCGAAGTTGTCGACGTGCGTTTGGAGACGCTGATGAAGGTTCCGAGCATTGGCTCCAGCCTCGATGGCGCTGAACATTGCCATGGTCACACCCATGAAGAGGGCCATCTCCTTTTCAGTGAGATCGCGTTCCAGCTTATCGAAATCGACTGCCATGGTGCATCCTTTCTAGGTGGGGAAAATGCAGCCTGATGCGGTGCTATCCGTTGCAGGCGCAGCCGCGGCCTTTCCGGCACTGTTTGCCCGCCGAGATGCAGCTATCACCGCAGGCAATGCCGGTGCGGCAGATTTTGCAGCACGATGAGCGTACCTCCTGAACATCAGAGCGAGGTGTCATGACCGGTGCAGGCGCTCGATCAGTCGGAAAGGCGGTTTGTGCTTGTGACTCGATGGGCGTCACTGCTGTCAGTGCATTGTTGCCGAAAGCCACACGGGCGAGCGTCCCGTCTGAGACTACTGCGAAACCAGTGCCGCTCATTCCGTCGCGCGAGCGAGTGACTGTCGCGTCCGCATAGCGGCCGTCGGAGCAGACCACAGGCACGGAGATCGTCGGCGTCGTGTCGAGGGCGTTATAGGTGCCGCTGCATCTGGTGCTGCTGTCTGACGTCGCGACCGCGAAGGTGCCGCCCGAAACAGCGGCTGTCGCGGTTCCAATCATCACTGTGCCGTCGGAAAGGCGGACGGCAGCAGGCACGGTGAGCGTGCCACATCCTGCCAAGATAACCAGCAGCAGGCCGATGAGCAGGCGGCGCATGGCCGAATCCTCCCATTTTGCGAGAGGGAATCAGAACCGCAACCGCGAGTCGAGGGGTTCCTACTCGAACGTCTCTCTGGTGCCGTCCTCGTAGACCACCGCGCAGACGCTTACTCGGAGGATTTCAGATAGCCCCGCGCCGCAAGCCGCTCCTGCACAAGGGCGCGAACGGCTTCGGGACGAGAGGGGGCGGAGGTGTCGGAAGCGTAGGCGTCAAGGGCGGCGAGAAGTGCCACATCAAAGGACACGGTGATGCTTTCACCTGTCACTGAAATAAGCGGAAGAATGTGTTTCGGCTCGACACCCAGAGCGGCGGCAAGATGCTGGCCCTCCTCGACTGTAGGTTCGCTGAGCCCGCGAATGAGGGAGGAGATACGATCTCGAGAGAGAGAGGTTTGCTCGGCTAGCCCGGCTTGTGTCCATCCCTTGGCGAGCATGAGCCGATAAAGCCTCCGCCCGAGTTCGTTCTTTGAAACAGGCGGCGGGGGAGCCATAAGCTACTCGCCAGCCTTCAGGTAGCCGTTCTGGCGAAGCCAGTCCGTGAGCGCGAGGCGAATGGCTTCGGGCCGGGTGGGCAAGGACGGGTGAGCCCGTCGGAACTCATCCACGGCAACAAGAAGGTCACGGGTAAGCCGGAGGTTTACAGGCTCGCTATCAACGGGCGGCCTACCCCTTTTCGATTTTTTAGCACCATCTATTGCATTCATGATTTAACGGTGCCATAAAAGGCAGGCCGAAGCAAGGACTGGCATCCACGCTTCGGCCCTAACCACAGAACGATCGCAGGAGGATCGAACCATGGCTGACACTGCCTCTATCACGAGGCGCGCGATGTTGCGCGCAATTCCTTCAGTCGCTGCTGTTGTTGCCGTCCCGGCTTGTGAAGCCGTGGCGATGGCTGCTGAGCCCGAGCATCGGGACGCAAAGGTCCGGCGGCTTGCCAAGGAGCTTTCGGCCGCGCTCGACGACTATGGTGATGGCCGCTGGTCTGCGGAGGTTTATCCCGCCAGCCGCGGCCGTGACGGCAAGGGTGCCCTCCCGGTGCTCCTGGTGGATATCGAGGCCGCCGAGGAAGCGCAGCATTTCATCCGGCCGGAGCTGACGGCGCTGCTGGACGCGCACAGGAATGCCAGAACGGAAATCACCGTCGCGATGCAGGACGTGAGGACCGGAACCCAGTTCGGGATTTCAGAAGCCCATACCGGCATGACGTAGGCCCCGATCAACCGGAGGGTTGCTGTTCCTCTCGGAGAGGGAAGCCCTGCTCCACACAATAGGCAGTCAGGTTCGACATCCCACGACCTTCGGCTTGAACGCAGCCGAGCATTTCTAGGCGCTCAGCCCGCCAATCGGGAAACTGGCGGAACCACACGTACACCCCAGCCGCTCCGATGGCGGTCCCTAGAACAGCAGCAAGCACAACCCGCATCTCGCCCCTCCGAAGGGCTGGGACGCTACCGCACGTCGAAATCAGGAGCAATCATGGCCGACATCGCCACGTTGGGCATCGAAGTCCGCTCTGATCAGGTTCGGAAGGGCGCATCCGATCTCGACCAGTTCGCCAGTTCGGCCAAGAAGGCTGACGCAGCTTCCCAGAGCCTTTCCGCCGCCAACAAGAACACGGGTGCCGCTGCGGCGGTGGCGTCTGCCTCTCTGAACAGCGCGGCCAGCGCGGCGACCAAATCGGCGAACGCGACAAGCGCGGCCGCAGCGGCAACACGCGGGCTGGCGGTCGAAAGCTCTCAGGTTGAAAGGGGCACCGCCTTCCTGACGAAACTCTCTGCCGCCGCGCAGCGCGCCGAGACCGCCTCGAAAGGGCTGGCTGGAGCAACCAGGAGCACGAGTGCGGCGGTTGCCGCCGTTGCGTCGACGGCACAGACGGCCGCGACGGATTTCGGAAGGTAAGCCTCGTCGGAACGTGCTCCCCTGGATTCTGGTGCAGCTTATGCCTACGCTAAGCTGCGAGCCGCGATTCCCGCGTTGATTGTGGGGCTGGTGGCCCGCTAAAGCGGGAGGCATACGCGTGGAGTATCTATCGGAAGTAATCAGCCTGCTTGTAGGCTTTTGCGGCGGGGCGTTGGTCACGATCGCATTCACCCGAAACAAGGTTCGAGGTGACGGCAGCGTCGTCGATCAGAGCCGTGCACGGTCGGGCGGCGACATTGTCGGGGGGAACAAGTCTACGCGGCAAGGTAAGTAGCTGGTTGCCAGGCTCCCTTATCTTGCATCCCGGCGTCGATCAGACCGGAGCGCAGGCTGACGGGGACATTGTCGGGCGAGACAAAGTCACCGTCATACACAGCCGCGAGCGGGTCCTATCAGTAGTAGAGCGGCTGCTCGCCAACTTGCAGGTTGAAATCGATCGTCGCGCGCAAATCCAGCACACGATCGACCAGCTCCAGCGCTACTACCGTAAGCAAGCACCGGACGGGGTCGCTGGACTTGAGGCTAAGTTGCATCACTCCGGGAGAGAGTACGAACTACTATTTGCAATGGAGATGAAAGAGCAGTTCGCGAAATTGCTTGAGAGGTGGTCGCTATACGTCTCGGCTCAAGAGCTCTTCGTTGTCCTGCTGGCGAGAACTGAATACGAGTTCATGATGACCATATATCCTCAGTTGGGCGAACTTCGACACGTTGAGATCAACCGACTGATAAACGACCATATCGTCGCGCCCACTGTAAACGAGTGTGGAGCGACGATACTACGGCTGAGACTCAATCACACCCAGAACGCCACGAGGGTTGCGAGGATGACGGCTGAGAGGAAGTTCCGGGCGAGCTTGTCGTAGCGGGTTGCGATGCGCCTGAAGTCCTTGAGCCGGCAGAA